GGAGTACCTGACCATATATTCGGTAAAGGAACAATAGGATAAACATCAGTATTGAGAACAGTTTCATATAGAACAACCTCACCAACAGTCGCGACAACACCAATGCGAGTCTGAAGAACTTCTTCAAAACTCATTAACCCACGCTCAAACACACCGGGATTTTCTTTTAGAAAGGTAGCGAACTCTTCATCACTAAGAACCATTTCTTCACCACTACGTGAATCGACTACACGATAAAACGGTACTTTGGTCTTAAAGAACCTTTCAAGTATTTGATATTTTTCAGAACTAAAATTATCTAAATCTTTCGCTTCAGCGGGAGTCTTTATAGACATAGTATTCTTATTCTGAGCTTCTGGGAAATCTTCTTCTGAGTATGAAGAAATCTCCTCAATGAGACCTGGTACTAATTCTCCAGTCTCCTCATCTATCTGGGCCCCTAAGAACGGATATAAATTAACAATTTGGTCACCAGTCAGAATAGTCGATAATATAATTGAATCAGCATCCTGAAAAAATCTATCGCGAGACGATGGTGGTACATAAACACGGAACGGATTAACTGAAGTAAACTTAACCTCGCCCTTTCCAAAGTCTGCTTCATGGTCAATATAAACATATAAATATCCGAGCCCCGTAACAGCGTAATCATGAATAGCATCCTTCATATGGACATCGCCGCTTGATACCTGCCATACATAACCCAATATTGTTCTCCAAGCAGAAGCTACCTTAGTATCAGAGTCTTCTCTTGGAATTGCTGTAAATACAGGAGGTTTCGCTGTAATAACGCTTTTTAACTTTTCAATAGCAGGTGATATCCTATCCATTGCAACGTCTGCCTGATTCCGAGATTGAAGTTCCTCAGATTCAGCGTTAGAAAAGTGGTTGCCATGATAGAAATCTATATCACTGCGAGCTTCTATTTCCCAATCAGCTCGAGCATCCCGCCACCGCCTATGCAGTTCTTGGTTCTCTTTTGCTGATGGATGTTGTTCTAATGCCATATTAATGTGACTTACGCTTGGAGGTTAAATTAAATATAAATACATTGCAATCAAAGGAAAAAACGCTAAAATCGTCTAAAAGTTCCATTTTATCGCCTAGCACCTGTCATCCAGTTGTAATATCCCTTTAATTTGCTACCACCTTTCTTACCAGAACGCATCTCAGTTACAGAGATTGCAGTACTGAGTGGAGCCTTTGAATAATAGTCTGCATAGTATAATCCATCCATAAGGTCATCATTCTTAGGAACAGGATGTTCAAACATCTCATCTACCAATTCAGTCATTTCTCTACGAATATACAATTTTTTACTATTTACAATCGGGCCAAGTGAAGTTTCTAACCTATCGGCCTTTTTTATACCTGATGGTGGTTTAACACCTTTAAAAATTCCTGGTATCAATCTTCTGTCAGCTGCAGCCATTCTTGTAACCATATCACGTACCATCTCCTGAGCAGCGACTGTTTCTATGGTAACTCGTCTTACAGGAGTGTATTTACGAGCCATATCGATAATTTTCTGTGGTAAATCAAATGTTGGTATTCTTTCACGATAATATTCTAATACATACCGATTCTTGTTAGCATCAATTCCAATTACCATAATAACCTGAAAATCAGAACGTTGTGTCGCCGTAGCCGCGATATCAACACCAATATAGACATTAATTGGTATTGCTTCATTTCGGAGTACAAGATACGAATAATTATCAATCGACTTAAATGCTCCATCATGATACTGTATTCTATCTGTTTTGAACGCTGCTGATGATAAATCACGAGCATCATTCATATATTCCTGTGCAAACTTGTTTACAAGACCAGCTTCTATAAATTCCCGTTTTTTAGACTCTAACTTGGAAACTGGGAACTGTTCAGGCCAAATAGACTTCCCATCGTGTAATGCCCTATAAAATGTCACATTCCAAGGATATTTACGCTCTTCACGTTTTGCAAGCTTGTTTCCATCAACAACCATCTGTAGAAAACTGTCATAGTGGACAATCGTACCACATAACCATATCCACCCCTCTCTACCAGGAGATTCTTCTAAAGCAGGGTAAACAGTCGAAACAATCCACTTTTTAATCTCTGCTCGTCGCTCAGGTGTCTTAGTATTCAATTCAGACTCGAAATCATCAAGAATAATACCAGTGTAACGAACATCAATCTCAGTACGACCACGAAGTCTCTGAGATGTACCCTTGGCAATCAATCTATCACCCTTCGATGTAACAATGTCCTTCTCAGTCCATCTATTACCAACTGAATCACCAGCAAGGTTTCCAAAGTAGTATCTTATCGAATCATTGTACTCAAGATGACTTTTAACATATTTAAGATGGTCAATGGCCTGACCCTGTTCTTCAGCTACCCACGCCATGAATTGTCTATGCCCCTTTGGAGAGAAGACAATTTTATGTAGAATAGCAGCCTTTGATAGAATGGACTTCCCAAATCCTCTCGGTAAAATATTACATATACGGGCTCCAGGACTGGTATCAATAAGTTTCTTACCAACTTCCTCATGGAATGCAGGAGAAGAGCTTTTGTTAAGGAAATCAGCTGGCAGGAAAGCCCGGCCAAAATAAAGTAAGTCGCTATAAGAACGAGAAAGAACCTCATCCTTATCCTTTAAACCTGATATTAGATTTATTTCTTTATTCTCCACCAACTAAGCATATCCTTTTATATCGGAATAAACATCCAAATCTCCAATATCGATTAAATTATCATCATAGTCATATAATGATGTACATTTAGGACAAATCCACCCGGCAACCGAATTGAACAAGTCCATCAATACAACTTTCTGATTATCAACCAATGCTTTGTCACAAACGATACATCCAGCTAATTCACTGTGTATTCCTACATCACGAAGGGTTAGGCTTGTCGTTGATTGTTTTTTCTGCATGTCCAATTACTTTTATATTATCTGTACTTATACGTTTTAGTTGGTCTTCGCTAAATCCTTGGAATACAGTCAAAGACTCTGTTTTCTTATCATTCGGGAACATTCCTGCTATTTTCATCAAAAGCTCAATAGCCCTTAACTTATCACCATCCTTGCCATCAAGGTTATCAATAACATTCTTAGTCATTTCTAGCAAGTAGTGTTTAGACGCTCCTATATCACTTAAAATTACTTCTATCTCTTCTGTAACCAATTTTTGTATCCTTTCGGTTTTTAACAGTCCGCGAGCTGTCTCTTTAGCATATTGATGCTTATTTGTTGGAAATACACGTAAATACGCATCTGTTGGACTCATTCCCTTCGCAACATACTTTGCAAACAGAAATTCATTATTTGTTGGTTTTTCACGCTCTTCACGAAGCTTTTTACAGAACTTCTTATTTGAGAACGAATATATGTTCTTGGGAGGCATTCCGCCCATATCGACATTAGGATTCGTAGTATATGTCCCAAGTATCGTTCTAACATAGCCCATTTCACTACCAGAAGCCGTTTTCATGGTACTACGTCTTAAAATCTTACAAACCTGAAAATCGTCAGTTATAACCCATTCGCCCTCATGGGCTTCTCTCCAATCGGATAGAAGTTTCTTCTCTGGGTAGAAATTACGAAACTCATCCACATTTTCATATAGAACTTCTAGATTTCGGGAAATTTTCTTTGTTCGCACCTATACTACTCCCAACCTGTTGATTAGACGAGCCCAATGCCGCCCCTCCGAGTATAGGTATTTAAGGAAACAGTAATCATAATTACTCCTACTTGTTTCCATCTATCGTCTGCCCCCAGACGAAAGTCTTCCCTTTGTGGATGTCAACAACATCCATTCTAAAGTCTCCTGTGGGAAACCAATCTATAATACCAAATGCATGGGCCCAGTTATGTAGTCTACCACGTAACCACTTGTTTTGTTCCCGTGACATATCTTTTAAACAACCCAAACTCCAAGAACCAATGGTTCCACCAAGCTTTGTTCCTGTAATACGCTGTATATCGTGTGTATGACCATAAACAAGGTTTGCACCATAAGAATCAAGATGTTTCTTTGCATGGTTGATTGTAGCGAATGCACCATGTATAAACGTTAATTTACCAATTTTAAGCGGATAGTTGTACGGCAAGTACTTATATCCTCTTTCGTCCCACTTACAAGCTTTTCTAAATGTATAATCCTTCATATAGGGGTATCGCTCAACAAAAGCGTCCAACCACTCATCATGATTCCCAGCACAAATGTATCTTTCCTTACATTTTACCTTATCCAACGCCTTATCGAATAAATCTATCCCATCATTAACCGCAGATATCTCCTCATCGATTATCGGCAGCTGATATTCCAATGGCGGTTGTTTAATTTTCTTATATTTCCAACTACTGACCGATTCCCACTCACCAACATCACCAAGATTGACAAATATGTTAGGTTTTACAAGTTCAATAGCTTTTAAAACAACATTAACAGCTTTTTTGTCGTGCAAAGGGAAATGCTGGTCGGGTATTACAATCGCTCTTCTATGCTTTTTTAGTTTTGACATCTTTTTTCTTCTGGTTTCGTTTGTACAGAACTATGTTGTTATCTTTTCTTGACATCTCTGTTGCCGCCTGGTCTCTTGACATGGCAATTGCTATCTTACCCTCGTCTGATTTAAATTTATCAGCTCCCTTGCCTATAGCTTCGACTACAACAAGGTGTCTAAGGTTACAATCACAACACCAAAGATAAAAATAAGACTCAGCATCTACTAGCATTGCTTCATCATCAAATGTTGTTACGTGCATATTACCCCTTTCATAACTATTTCTTCAAAATATTGACAGCCGTCATCAACAACACATGGTTTGCCTGCAAACTTCTTATCCATTGTCATTATCAACTTACCATCACGACTTTTAAACATACAGCCCAAACATTTGCCACTGCTCCAATTGCAACAATTCTTTCTTGCTATCGGTATTTTACTTGCCATCTTAGTCATAATTTACATAGTACGGTTAAATGT